AGGTAATAAGACATGCCAAAACTCACAGATTTCAGAAATAATTTTTACGGAGTAAGACCAAATCGCTTTGTGATTGGTGCTCAATTTCCGTCAATTCTTGATGTTCAACCAGACATCAATGATATATTTGTCTATGTAAAAGGTGCTGATTTACCAGGATCAGCAATCAATTCCATTAATGTTTCGTGGATGGGAAGAGTTGTGAAATTTGCTGGTGAAAGACAATACGCCGACTGGGTTATTCAAGTATATGATTCAAATATTCCAGAGAAAGATCTTAGAAGAGCATTCGAAGATTGGATTGAAAAGATGGATGGAAGAGATACTCACGCAATCCAGTACAATTTAGTTACAGACTGGACTGTAAGTTACAGTGATATTGTTCCAAGCACTTCATCAAGTGCTCCAGTGACTGAATCACAAGTTCCTTCATATTTTAATAAATCTGTAAAACTTAGAAATTGTTTCCCTGTTGATATAAGCCCAATTACTTTAAATTATGATGTTGCTGATTCATTCTCAGAATACACTGTACAAATTGCTTATGATTTCTGGGAACCAATTGATTAATTTATACTTTAATTTAACTTAAGGAAAATAAATGGCATTTTTTGATATTTTTGGATTTTCGTTCGGTAAAAAAGAAGAAGCATTTCAATCAGAGGGGGGGTTGACGGGTTCACTGTCAACCCCCTCATTTGTTGCTCCTGAAAATTTTGATGGAACTCAAGTCATGGAGACAGGAGGATTCATGTCCTCTGTTTATGACTTTGGCGGTTCTTTCATGGACGAAAATGCTCTTATTCGTCAATATAGAAGCATGTCATTATATCCTGAAGTTGATATGGCAATTGAAGATATTGTAACGCAAGCAATTACTTTTGACAGAACTAATATTTCTGTTCGATTGGATCTTAATCAAACTGATTTATCTGATAATATTAAAAATAAAGTACAAGATGAATTTAATAATATTTTAAATTTATTAGACTTTAAAAATAGAGGTTATGATATTTTTAGAAGATGGTATGTTGACGGTAGAATTTACTTTCAAAATATAATTGATGTAGAAAGACCAGAAAAAGGAATTGTTGAACTACGAGCAATTGATCCAATTAAAATCAGAAAAGTTCGTAAGGTTCAAAAAGAATTAAAAAGAGTAAATAATACAACTGTTCCACTAGTAAAAAAAATAGAAGAATATTATGTTTACACTGATTTTGAATTAAGTAATGTGTCTTCCGCAACAACATCGAATCAGGGTGTAAAGATTACTCCAGATTCTATCACATATTGCCACTCTGGACTTGTTGATCAAAGTTCAAAAAGAGTTGTAGGGTTTCTACATAAAGCAATTCGTCCATTGAACATGCTTCGTCAGACAGAAGATGCTATGGTTGTTTATAGAATTGCCCGTGCTCCTGAGCGTAGAGTATTCTACATTGATGTCGGAAACCTACCCAAGCAAAAGGCAGAAGAGTACATTAAGAATTTAATGACTCGTTATCGCAATAAATTAACATATGATTCTTCTACAGGTGATATTAAAGACCAAAGAAATCATATGTCGATGCTTGAGGACTACTGGTTGCCTCGTAGGGAGGGTGGAAAGGGAACTGAAATTCAAACCCTACCAGGAGGTCAGAGTTTAGGGGAAATGGATGATGTTGAATATTTGCTCCGTAAGGTCTACCGAGCACTAAATGTTCCACTCACCCGAATGGAAGTTCAGACTGGGTTTAATTTAGGTCGTAGTAGCGAAATTACTCGCGATGAAGTAAAGTTCTATAAATTCATAGAAAGATTACAGAATCGCTTTTCATACATGTTCTTGGACATTTTGAAGAAGCAATGTATTCTTCGTGGAATTATGACTTTAGATGATTGGTCAAAAATCTATCAAGACATTTCTGTTAACTACAGTAAAGACTCATACTTTACAGAACTCAAAGAAAATGAAATACTCAGTGAGCGTGTAAACATGTTGAATGTTCTTGGAAATTATAATGGTTTATTTTTCTCAACTAATTATATTCGTAAAAATATCCTCAAACAAACAGATGAAGAAATTGCTAGAATGGATATAGAAATAGAACAAGATAGACAAAGGCAAATGCGGCAGCAATTAGAAATGCAGCAAATGGGACTCGCAAATCCTGAAGAACAGCAATAATAATAAATAATATATATAAATTAGGAGAAAAATATGTCAAACGAACAAATAGTAAACGCACTCATCAATGAAGATGTTTATCAGGCAAAAAAACTCATCAACAAAGCACTTATGGAAAAAATGAGTGCTGCTCTTGAGGACAAACTTATTAATTTTGCTCCAAGTATTTTTAATGAAGGAAAAAAAGCAAAACCAGATTTTCTTGATTTAGATGGTGATGGAAATAGAAAAGAACCAATGAAAAGCGCAGCAAAACACTCAAAGAAAAAGCACATGAAGAATGAAAGTGTTAATTTTACTGCTAAATTTGAAGAAGAACTCAAAGCAATTGTCGAGGACATAGAAGCAACCATAGGAACACAATTAACTGAAGAAGAAGTTGTGGATGTTGCCAATGAACTTTTAGATGCTATGGAAAATGACCCAAATTATAATCTTGACTCAGAAAATATTGACGAATTAGATTACGAAGAAGAAGATCGCTAAAAATAAGGAAGTATCACCATGAAACTTATCACAGAAACTGTAGACAATGTTGAAGCATTAGTAGAGTCTACTCACGGAGGTAAGACCTATAAACTTCGTGGTGTTATGATGGAGAGCGATACTAAGAATCGCAATGGTCGTGTATATGAGAGCAGAATTTTAATTAAAGAAACAAAACGCTACATCAATGAATATGTGAATAAAAATCGTGCTCTCGGGGAATTAAATCACCCATCTGGTCCAACCGTAAACTTGGATCGTGTATCACATATGATTAGTTCCCTAAAGGAAAGTGGAAAACAAGTAATTGGAGAAGCAAAAATAATTGACACCCCAATGGGTAAAATTGTTAAAAACCTAATTGATGCTGGTGCTAAGTTAGGCGTTTCTTCAAGAGGAATGGGAAGTCTTGAAACCCGTAATGGTACAAATTATGTAAAAGAAGACTTTACTTTAGCAGCAATTGATATTGTTGCTGATCCTTCAGCACCAAATGCTTTCGTTGATGGCATCCTTGAAGGAAAAGAGTGGATTTGGAATAACGGTATTTTAGTAGAACAACAAATTGCCGAATACGAAAGAGCACTCAAAAAAGCACCAAGCAAAAAATTTGAACAAACTGCTATTGGAGCATTTTCAGACTTTTTGAGAAAACTATGAATCATAAAAGTCAAATTTCATCATTGAAAGATAACCATCTTTTTGAAAATGGTTATCTTTCTAAAATGGTGGAAAGAACAAAAGATATAATAAAAGACATTTCTGGCAAAGCACTAAGAAATAATCGTGTAAAAGAAGCGTATTATCGATTAAGAGCTGATGACCACGAAATGATGAAATCTGCTTATTACAAAAAAATGAAAGAAGCAGAAGCGCACAAAATGGCACTATTATATCCCATTTACGCTGGTCATTTGGGAATGTCAGTAAATGAGTTAACTACAGTTTTACATGATTATCCTAAAGATCCACCTAGTGTTCCAGCAGTAATGTATCAACAACAAGGAGACAGTAACAGTGTTATGGTTTCCGATTCTGGAACTGGTGAGTCATCACAAAAAAGTGAACCAGAAGATATAGGAAAACAATTTGCTTTAAGAGCTACTGAAGTTTCTAGTATAAAAGAATACGAAGAAAAATTAAAACAACATCTCAAGAGAAAAAAAGTAGAAACCGCTATACGAGGACTACATAAATATTATCCAGAAGTTAGAAAACTTGCGGAAAAACATGATCAACTCATTGAGAAACATAGACAACAAGTAAATAATATGGATCCTATTGTTAATTATAGAGGAGATCAAATTCGAACTTCAGAACTTTTAAGATTAAAAGCAGACAGACTTAAAAGTCTTCGTACTAGTAGCAGTTAAATATTATAGATAATAGACAAAATAGTAGTCTAAATATTAAATATTCTAAATAGTTTTTAGAAAAAAAGTGGAGAAAAACATGCCAGAACAGAACAACCCATACGCAGAATACTCATCAACCCAATTATACATGGACGCAGAAGGTAAAGGCGCAAAAATTGCTGAACCAGTTGCTGATCCAAAAGCAGCAGTAATTCCTCAATATTTTAAACCACTTGCTCAACAACAAATGCAAGAAGAAGATGTGGATTACTTAGCAGGCCTTTTTGATGGTGAAAACTTAAGTGAAGAATTTAAACTTAAGGCAACCACCATCTTTGAAGCAGCAATCAATGAAAAAGTAGCAATTATTGAGCAACATATTCTTGAAGCTGCTAAAGAAGTAATTCAAGAACAAGTTGGGTCACAACAGGATCAATTAGTTGAACACATTGATGGTTATCTCAATTATGTTATCACAGAGTGGATGCAAGAAAATAAAGTAGCAATTGAAAATGGTCTTCGCACTGAAATTGCTGAAAACTTTATCAATGGTCTAAAATCACTCTTTGAAACATCATTTATTGATGTGCCACAAGAAAAATATAACATTCTTGATGATCTATACGAAGCAAATTCAGAACTTCAAGAAAATGTTAACGGTCTAATTAAAGAAAACATGACTCTCAAAAATGAAATTACTGCTCGTCTATGTGCTGAAGCATTTATTGAAGAAGCACAAGGGCTTGCTGATACTCAAGTAGAGAAGTTAGCATCACTTGCTGAAGGAATTGAATTTACAAATGTAGATCAGTACCGCCAAAAAGTTTCTCTTCTAAAGGAATCATACTTTAATAATAAAGTAGAAAAATCATATACTCCAGAATATTCTAGTAACACCCAAGTTAATCTTACAGAAGATACTGGTTCATATGTAAATGAAGAATATTCTGCAGGAAATCCAGTAATTGAAAATATTGCTCAGGCAATAACTACTATTTCAAAGAATAGAAATCCACTAAGACCTAAACTACAGTCAACAGAAGAAAACCCAGTGAATGCTATAGACGACAAAACGAAACCACCGCCATCTTCTACGGTGACGTGGTTACGTTGAATTCAGCCGGGAATATTACGAAGGTCACGACCACTGCAACTGCCACCACGATTGGTGTTTTCCTTGGATGCACTTACGTCGATCCAAACACGTCTCAACCGGTGTACAAGCAATACTACCCCGGCGCGATCAACGTGGCTGGCATCGAGGCGTATGTCCAAGATGACCCTGATCAGTTGTACAAGGTCGCTGTGGTTTCTGCTGATACCACTATCGGCTATTTGACCCAAGCCGCCGTTGGCAAAAACGTGTCGCTGGTGCTAAACACCGGTAGCACGACCACTGGCGATTCCAAAAACGCTGTCCTCAACACGACTGACACAGAGACCACTCTGCCGATTCGTGTAGTTG